TAAACGTGTCAGTCTGTTTAACTGATGTTCCTGGCGGGACTTGAAGGTTCGACTCCTTCCCTCACAGTTTTAAAAATATATTTATACCACTAGGTATAAGTTCATAGGCATTTATTTTTCTTAAAATTAATTGCAAATGTGTTGAAATTATGATAAATAATAGTACAGTTGAGGAGGTGGATTTATGCACAACCTAGTATCACATAATGAGCTATCAACATGGAAGTGGGACGAAAAAGATACGTCTGACGAGAGATATGACCAAGTGTCCGATTACTTCCAGTGTATAGCAGAAAGTGGGATAACTGATCACGCTGCAAAAAGATTTTGCAGACACATCCTAACTGCTTAGACCAACCTAATATAAGGAGAGACAAGACCGAAATCCCCACCTTTGAGTGGGGATTGGTTCGTAGACAATTAATTTAGTGTCCACTAAGCCTGGGATGACCCCAGGTTTTCTTGTATAATAGAGTATATCAAGGCAAAACAGCATGACAGTAAATTTTGAAATTAAATCACAACTTGCTAAGTTGCTTGCTACAGAAGATCTAGTAGTAGAAAATAAAGATGTAGAGACTGCTGAATTTAATGTCCATACAAGAGTATTGACACTTCCTTTCTGGAAACGTGCTTCTTCTGTTGTATATGACATGCTTGTAGGGCATGAGGTTGGACATGCATTATTCACACCAGATGAGGATTGGACAGATAAGGTTAAAGTTCCTCAACAGATTGTGAATGTATGTGAGGATGCAAGAATTGAGAAGTTGATGAAGAGAAAATATCCAGGACTTTCTAAAACATTTTTTAATGGATATAAGGAGCTAAATGATGAGGACTTCTTTGAGTTGGAGGGTCAAGATATTAATGACCTTAATCTTGCTGATCGCACCAACTTATATTTTAAAGGCAGCAGTCATATTTCTGTTGATTTTTCGATAGAAGAAAAAGAAATTGTTGATTTAGTAGGTGCTTCTGAAACTTTTGATGATGCTTTACGTGCATCAGAAGTTCTTTATAAGTATTGTCTTCAAGAACAAGAGAAAGAAGATGAGGAAGGAGAAGAGGGTATACAACAAGAATTGGAAATGGGTGAAGGTATAGAAGGAGAATCTAGTCGTCCAGATTTAGGTGAAGATGATACTGAGTATGATGATAATCCAAGACCAGAAGAACAGGTTGCAAATGATTTTGATCAACCAGAACCACAACAATCTCCACCACAGAGACAGGAATCAAGAAGATCCAAAACATCTATAGAAGTATTAACTGATGAGATTCTCCAAGAGAAGTTAAGTGAATTGAATGATCCTTCTACACGTGGTACTGATAGTGTTTATGCATCAGTCCCTAAAGTAAACCTAGATAATATTATTATCCCTCATACTCAGGTTAGAGATGAATTAACTGAACATTTTAATAGTCTTCTAGAACCATCTGAAGATAGAAAATGGACTGCTGATTACTCTGTTGTAGATGGGGAATATCGATCTTTTAAAAATTCAGCTAAGAAGGAGGTAAGTTACCTTGTTAAAGAATTTGAATGTAAGAAGGCAGCTGACAATTATGCTCGTTCTTCTACAAGTCGCACTGGGGTTCTCGATACAAAGAAGCTTCATCAATATAAATTCAGTGAAGACATCTTTAGAAGAATTAATGTCGTTCCTGATGGGAAAAACCACGGATTAATCTTCATTTTAGATTGGTCTGGTTCAATGACCAATTGCTTATTAAGTACACTTAAGCAACTTTATAATCTAATATGGTTCTGTCAGAAAGTACAGATTCCATTTGAGGTATATGCTTTTAGTAATACTTATAGGTATAATCAAAATGTAGGTTATTATGGTGGAGACCCAGTTGTAAAACTTCAAGAAGAAAAGGAATATGATTTTGTTGTAGATAATAATTTTGTTTTATTAAATTTCTTTAGTAGTAAGTTTAATAAGGCAGGATTGGAAAATCAGATGGTTAATATTTGGAGATTGGCTACTAATCTAGATGCTAGTAGTAGATGTTATAGTTGGGATCGTGATGATCGTTATACTATTCCTAATTCTTATCACTTAGGTGGAACTCCATTAAATGATGCTTTGGTATGTCTTCATCAAATACTTCCTCAATTCAAAAAGGAGAACAAATTACAAAAGGTTCAGTGTGTAATCTTGAGTGATGGTGAAGCAGCACAAATGCCAATTTATAAAGAATATAAGGATTATCGTGATGATGAAGTTCATTTAGGAACTAGACATTATCAACCAGAAACTTCTTATTTACGTAATAGGAAGACTGGATATACTTATAAACTTCCATATGCATATCATGGTTTTACTGATGTTCTTCTCAAAGACTTAAAACAGATTTATTCTGATGTAAATTTCATTGGTATTCGTATTGTTCCTGCTAGAGATTTTGGATACTTTATCAGAAGATATGGGTATATAAGTGAAACTGAGTATAAAAAAGCAAGAAAGGAAAAGACTTACTCTATAAAAGAGTCAGGTTATGATTCTTACTTTGCTATCATAGACTCAGCATTATCTAATGATGATGAGTTTGATGTTCAAGAAGATGCTTCTAAGGCACAAATCAAACGTGCTTTTGTTAAGTCTCTTAAAGCTAAGAAACTAAATAAAAAAGTTCTTGGCGAATTTGTAGAATTGGTAGCATAGTTATGAGTGGAGACAATTTACATGGAGAACAGCCAGATATACGTTATAATGTAAATGTACATCATCATGAGGAGTGGGAATCTATGTCTTTAAGTGAAAGAATGAAAGTAATGTCTCCTGCTATTGATAAGTGGGAGATTGATTATCTTAAAGAAAATAGAGATAAATTATCTAAACAACAAATAGATATACTTTCAGGTAGAGATTTAAAATCTCATGAAGGTATGATCTATGGTACAATGTATTCTGATTGGAAAAGGAGGAAAGGATTTGACAAAGAACTGGGATGACTCCAATTGGAGGGAAGAATATAAAGCATATACAAGCAACAAGAAAGATCTTGAGTTGCTAGAGAATGGTCCTAAAAGTCTATCTCAATCATGGTATATGAATGCTTTATATCAAAAATGGAAAAAAATGAAAGGTTATAAAGAACCTGAACCACCTGATTGTTCTTCTTCAATGAAGGAGTGGGAAGAGAGTATTAAGAAATATCAGAAATAAAACCACTTAAATAAGTGGCACACTCTATACGTATTCAGAACGTATAGACGGTTATAATAAGAGTATTGAAAGACAAAAATTAAATTATGGCAACAACCTACAGTCCTGAATCAATAGTTACTTCACTTCAGTCACTTTATGGTGATGAAGTTGTTGCTGCTGACATTAGAGCTTACTGTGCAATGAACAATGTTCATTATCATACAATTACAAGTAAGATTACTGGATTTAAGGTTGGACGTGGTAAGTGGAACCTTACAGTGACACAGAAAGCTGTGAAGAATATAGAGAAAGCATATGAAGCACCTGCTGTTCAACCAGAAGTACAACAGAATCTTACCCCTGAAATTGATAACACATTTGTTAAGTTTGGACCATTTAATGACCTTAAAAAGATTGTACAAAGTAAGCTTTTTTATCCTACTTTTATCACTGGACTCTCTGGAAATGGTAAGACATTTGGGGTAGAGCAAGTATGTGCTCAACTTAAAAGAGAACTAATTCGTGTAAACATTACTATTGAAACAGATGAAGACGATCTTATTGGTGGCTTTCGCCTTGTGGATGGGGCAACAGTTTGGCATAACGGACCTGTCATTGAAGCACTCCAAAGGGGCGCAGTCTTGCTACTCGACGAAATTGACTTGGCTTCAAACAAAATCCTCTGTCTTCAACCCATTCTTGAAGGGAAGGGTCTGTTTCTAAAGAAGATTGGTAAGTTTATTCAACCAGCAAAAGGTTTTAATGTAATAGCAACTGCTAATACAAAGGGTAAAGGATCTGATGATGGTAGATTTATTGGTACTAATGTACTTAATGAAGCTTTCCTTGAAAGATTCCCAGTTACATTTGAACAGGAGTATCCATCACCTGCTGTAGAGAAGAGAATACTTGGTGGTATTGCTTCTACTCTTGGAGTAACTGATACTAAATTCTGTCAGAAACTTGTTGATTGGGGTGACATCATTCGTAAGACATTCTATGATGGTGGTATTGAAGAGATTATCAGTACAAGAAGATTAGTTCATATTGTTCGTGCTTATAGTATCTTTAATGATAAAGCAAAAGCAATTCAAGTTTGTGTAAACAGATTTGATGAGGAGACTAAACAATCTTTCTTAGAACTTTATGATAAGGTGGATGCTGATTTTCAATTACCAGTTGACTCAGAGGAGAAAAGTTGATATAATTTAGGAAAGAATTATATCGTATATGGATAAAGAACTCAAAGATATTGAGTTGTCTGGTGGCTTTGAATGGACTCCTGGTAGTCCATGGCCACCAAATCATAACATAGAACATTCTGATGCATGGTATGATTATACTCGTAATGATCCAGATAGAGAGAATCCATTCACAGATCCTAAAGATAGAGAGAGGGCATTTAAAGTGACAGGAAATTGGGAAGAAAGAACAAATTGGATTTATGAATCCCCTGATAATGGTAAAACAGTTTATAGGCGTGTACCTGGAAGAGATCCAAGTACAAGAGAAGAGGTTATTATTGATGATGGTAGAACAAATAAACCAGAACCAAATTTAGAATATAAATCTCAAAAGTATGAGGAAGATGCTGGTATTAAAGACCTAAAAGATTATATTTCTTCAACATATTCTGGACATTATACTTCAGAACAAAATAACACACAGACATTAGATTTAATTCAGTCTGTGGGTGATGCAGAATCTTTCTGCAGATCTAATGCTATTAAGTACCTTGCTAGGTATGATAAGAAGGGACAAGCAAAACGTGATATACTAAAGGCAATGCACTATTGTCTACTTCTTTACTATTTTAGTGGACACACAAACAATGAAACTCCGACCCGTGGTTATGAAACTTTCTGATAAGACAATCAATCTATTAAAGAACTTCTCAACTATTAATCAATCTATTCTCTTCAAACATGGGAGTAAATTGCGTACTATTAGTGTGATGAAGAATATACTTGCTGAAGCAACTATTGATGAAGAATTACCAAAAGATTTTGGTATCTATGATTTGAATCAATTCCTTAATGGACTTGCTTTACATCAAACTCCTGAATTAGATTTCAGTCAGAATGATAATCATGTGATTATTAGAGAAGGTAAGATGAGGTCTAAGTACTTCTTTGCTGATCCTTCTGTAATAGTATCCCCACCAGATAAACCTATTGAACTTCCTACTGAGGATGTTGGATTTGTTATTTCTAGTCAACAGTTGGAGAAGTTGAAGAAAGCAGCATCTATCTATCAGTTACCAGATATTTCTGCTATTGGTGAGGCAGGAGTTGTAAAGGTGGTTGCTAGGGATAAGAAGAATGATACATCAAATGATTTCTCTATAGTAGTTGGTGAGACTGATAAAGAATTTGTTTTCAATTTCAAAGAGGAGAATCTAAAGATTGTTCCTGGTACATATGAAGTTGTTGTATCAAGTAAACTTTTATCACGATTCCAAAGCCAATCATATGATTTGACTTATTATATTGCTCTGGAACCTGATTCCACATTTGGTTAATTAAATGGCTACTACAAAAAACTCTATTACAGTTGAAAAAATTGTCTCTTATGTAAAAGAGAAATGGCAAACTTTTGGTATTAGTGCTTTACTTATTCTAATCCTACAATTACTTTCTAGTAAGATTCTTACAGCAGTTCTTTTAGGATTAGTTATTGCAGCATTGCTACCATCTGATACAATAAAGAAGGTTACTAAAAAAGTTACTAAAGCTGAATGATAAGATTGTGGAGGGTATGGAAGTATGCGTTGGGTTCTTTCTCTGATGAGAAGACCAAGAGGTATGATAATTCTATTGTCCTTGTTCGATCTTTCATCTTTTTTACTTATTTCCTTACTAATTGTTTTATTGTGGCAGGGGTAATCCGTCATTGGAATTCATTATGAATATTTTTGTTACTGATCCATCACCAACTATATCTGCTCAATGCTTACCAGATAAGCATGTTGTCAAGATGCCATTAGAAACCTGTCAGATGCTTGCTATTGTTTGTTCTAACAAGTGGGGTCATGGTTATGGTGAGTTGCATAAAGCAGATGGTACACCATACAAAACAGAGAAGGGTGCTTTTCGTAATCACCCTTGTACAGTCTGGGCAAATGAAACCATTCACAATGCATGGTGGTTAGTTGCTCATGGTTTTGCTTTATGTGAAGAGTATACTCATAGATTTGGTAAAGTTCATAGTTGTGAGAAAGCTATAGTAGAAGCAGGTAGTATTATTCCATTTACTATGGAAAGACCAAAATCATTTACTAGGGCAATGCCAGATGAGTATAAACATGACACAAGCATTGACACTTTTACTGCTTACAAAAATTACATTAGGAGCAAACCTTGGGCTGCATCTAATTATCTACGTGACCCATCCAGAAAACCAAATTGGATATGATTAAAGAAATTCCTACAAAAGAATATATGCAAGATGGGTGGGATAGTGGTCCTACTGGTTGTCATCCCTATAAACGTGGAAGTAGACATAATAAGATTGGGATGTGGATTATGTGGATATTTTATGGTATAGTAATAATACAAGTACTTCATGCTATGATAGTACTACCATTCTTTCCTATTCCTTTTTTAATTCTATTAGGGTTAGGATATATTTTTTATGTTGCATGGAGGGCATCTTGAGGGATGAATTTTTATGGGTTGAAAAATATAGACCCAAGAAAATTGAAGAGTGTATTTTACCTCAAGGTATAAAAGACACCTTTCAACAATTTGTAAATAGAGGGGAGATACCTAATTTACTTCTTGCTGGTCCAGCAGGATGTGGTAAAACAACTGTAGCAAAAGCTCTATGTCACGAACTGGGGGTAGATTACTATGTCATCAATGGATCAGATGAGGGAAGGTTCCTCGATACAGTACGTAACAATGCAAGAAACTTTGCATCTACTGTATCGTTGTCTTCGGAGGCGAAGCACAAGGTCATCATCATTGACGAGGCAGATAACACAACGAATGATGTCCAACTCCTCCTCAGAGCATCCATAGAGGAGTTTGCTGCTAATTGTAGATTTATATTTACTTGTAACTATAAGAACAAGATTATTGAACCATTACACTCTAGGTGTGCTGTGGTTGATTTTTCTATTAAAGGTAAAGAGAAACAGGAGATTGCAGCATCTTTCTTCTCAAGACTTAATTATATTTTAGAAACAGAAAGGATTGAATCTGATAAGAAAGTTTTAGTACAATTAATTAAAAAACATTTCCCAGATTGGAGAAGAGTTCTTAATGAGTGTCAGAGATATTCAGTTGCAGGAAAGATAGATACTGGTATACTAGCTACATTCAGTGATGTAAAGACTGATGATCTCTTTAAAAATCTCAAGGAAAAAAACTTTCCAGAAGTACGTAAATGGTGTGTCAATAACTTGGACAATGATCCTACTGTACTTCTTAGGCACATTTATGATGGTTGTTATGGTTCCTTGGATGGGCCAGGTATTGCTGCTGCTGTGCTTATTATTGCTAAGTATCAATACCAGTCTGCATTTGTTGCAGACCAAGAAATAAATATGCTTGCTTGTCTTACTGAAATTATGGTGGAGTGTAATTTTAAATGAGAACTCAAACTAAAGAAAACTATTATTACTTCTTTTGGATTGTGGCAATGATTGCTTTCATAGTCCCACAAGTAATTACTGCATTTGCTTATCATAGACTTGCAGATCATTTAGATGGAACAATAAAAGTGGAGGTTGTAAAATGATTTTTTCTAACTTAATTCCACATGGGAATTATCCAGGACTTCCTCCTGAAGGACAGTTACTTGCTATCATTATTGGATTGTTGGCAGTTCTTATTGGTTATGGACTTTATGTTACATTTGGTGAAGGAAGTAAAGAACTTAAGGATCAGATTGATGAACATGCTAAAATGCATGAACTAGGGATAGCTCATGGTCATGAAGGTAGAAGAGCAGTAATGACTCAGAAAGCCCAAGAACAAGATTATCCACAACATAAACATGAGGATTGATTTATTATGATTTTTAATTTGATAGGCATAGCAGCCGTTCTATTCATAGTATGGTTTGTATTTGTCTTTTTGGCTGATCCAAACAAAATGTAATTAGGAGATTAAAAAAATGACTTATACTACACCACCATTACCAGCATGGGGTAAAAATGATAGAGCAAATTTTGCACAAAAGAAAAGAGCACAAGTTAAATCCAGATGGTATTATATCTTTTGGGGAACTGCTACTTTTGCTGTAGTTGCTGGACAAATATATGTTGGATCTGGATATCGTCAGATGTCAAGAGCTTTCAATAGAATTGTTGATACTCTTATAATAGAAGTAGAAAGAGATTACAATCAACCAAGGTTTTATTAAAATGAAAATTGCATTAGCAGCACTTATAGCACTCACTCCAGTATCAGTATTGGCTGATGAGTATCAAGCAGGTTATTCTTCAAGTAAGACTTGCTTTAGAGAAGAGTATAGAGAAGAATATGTTCCAGGAACATATAATAATCCTGGTTATGTAAAATCTTGGAAAGAGACTGTTGAGTTTCCTTGTAGCAGACATCATACCTCTGCTGAACCCAGACAATCAACTGTAACCAGAACTTATGAAGAGTATGATACTAATGATTGTAGTGATGGTAAGATTGCTGGTGGTCTTTTAGGTGGTGGTATTGCAGCTGCTATCTCAAGAGGAGAAGGTAGATGGTGGGCAATTCCTACAGGTATTGTTGCAGGTTCTATGATAGGGTGTGATATAGATGGAGGTTAAACCTTGAAATCTTATAAGACACCTCTCAGATACCCAGGTGGCAAGTCAAGGGCAGCACAAAAGATAGAAGCATACTTTCCTGATCTAGGAGAGTATGATGAGTTTCGTGAACCTTTTCTTGGAGGAGGAAGTGTTGCAATTTATATTGCAAAGAAATTTCCTCATTTGAATATATGGGTTAATGATCTTTATGAACCATTAGTAAACTTCTGGCAACAAGTTCAGATGTCTGGTGGTGATTTGTATAATACATTGTTGGATGTTAAACGTCAAAATAATGATCCAAATTTAGCAAGAGATATATTTTTAAAATATAAGGAACAGGTTGGTGATAAGGATATTCCTCCTTTTAATCGTGCAGTTGCTTTTTATGTTGTTAATAAATGTAGTTTTAGTGGTCTAACTGAATCCTCTTCTTTCTCTAGACAAGCTTCTATGAGTAATTTCTCTGTGAGGGGAATAGAAAAGTTACCAGGATATCAGGAGATTATTGCTAATTGGCGCATTAGTAATTATTCATATGAATATATGTTAGAACAGAAGGAAGATAAAAAAGTCTTTTATTATCTTGATCCTCCTTATGAGATTGGTTCTAATCTTTATGGTAAGAAAGGTTCTATGCATAAAGGATTTGATCATGATAAGTTTGCTTTAGATTGTTGTAAATGTGAAGAAAATATGGCGGTCAGTTATAATTCAAATCAATTAATTAAAGATAGATTTAATAATTGGACTGCTGTAGAATTTGATTTAACTTATACTATGAGATCTGTTGGTGAATATATGAGAGAACAAAAAGATAGAAAGGAACTTTTACTCTTAAACTACACTATTGATGATAGGATAGCAGCATGAACATAGTTTTTTATTCATACAAGAAAAGTCAACATGACCATATTAATGATCATGAATTAAAACGTCTTGATCATAGTATCAAATCTATTAGAGAATTTAACAATGAAATACCTGTTTATCTTTTTTGTGATGACCCTGCTATTATTCCCCCTTATTTCACTCTTAATTATAAAGTAAATGTTTTACCATTTGTAGAGGGATTTAATCATGATATGCTTAATGCTTGGTCTATTCATAGATGGTATAACTTAAGATATTTTGAAGATGATAAAGGAACTTTTGTAGATGCTAATATTCTTTACGTAGATTCAGATACTATTTTCTATGGAGATGCACAGTATCTTTTTGATACCTATAATACAAATGATGTTTATGGTAGAGAAGAATTTGGATTTAGGCATGATCCTACTACAGGTGGAGGAAAACTTATAAGGCAGCAACTTGATGCTGTAGATGATGGTATTCGCCAATTAGGTGGGGAAGATCATATCTATAAGTATTGTTGTGGAGTCATGTTACTTAATGATGGTATTCATGTTAGTATAATTCAGAAGTTAGAAGAACTAACTGATTTGATGAGTAAGTTTGATAGTAATGAAATACAGATACCTATTCCTAATAAAAGAATAGTAGATCAATATGCCATATGGGTAATCTTAAGTAGAATAGGTGTTACTTGCTCACTGTTTGGTCTTCAAGATGTTACTCAAGGATGGATAGAAGAAAAGCATAGAGAACACTTTAATCCTATACTTCTTCACTATACTACAAAGAAGGAACAACAATTTGCTCGTTCCAATCCTAAGTATGCTAATCTTGTAAGAAATCAAAATGAGTTGGCTGAAGATATTGATCCTTATATGAATGCATCACTTCAAAGTGTTGATCATCTTTCTTCTGATATGGTTGAACTTTTAGCTGAAGATAATGCTACAATGGTAGAAGATACTGGTGAGGAATGGGTATATGAAGGTTGAATTAAAAGACTGGTTAAACTCTATTAATTTTAGTAAGACTAATCTAATAGATGAAAACCCTGATGCAAAGAAGGACTATGCTCCTTTCATTATCAATCGTTGTTTGTCAGGACATTTAGATTGTATTCTCTTTGCGAACGAAATGAATAAGAATCATTTCTTAGATAAGGATATGCAATATACTTTTTATCTAAA